TAAGTCAGATGTGAAATCCCCGGGCTCAACCTGGGAACTGCATCTGATACTGGCAAGCTTGAGTCTCGTACTATACGCATCATGAACCAATTGCTGAAATACCCTAAACGATTTTCCGCTAATGATGATAAATCACTGCAGCAATCTTGTGAAGACGATTTTTCGACTCGACAGGGACAACTGTTGGTAAATGAACGTACTAAACACCCTTATTCAACATCATATACAATTGAGCTTGTAAAACAAGTTATTCTTGATATGATACCTTGGGATGACCTCTGTGAAAAACTAGAGGCATCCTTAGCAAATCATGAGTTTCGATTAACCCCGGGTAGCGCACGAGATGCAAAACCGATTTTAGCAAGTAAGCTATTTCAGATTGCAAAAAATTGTCCCGATGCACTTCCAGGTGTCTTTGGATACCAACCTTCTTTAAGAGCTGGCTTCCTCGGTGATCCGGATAATTACGGTGATACAGTTAAACTGTGTTCTGTACCGAAGAACTATAAGACTTATCGAATGATTGCAATGGAAGATACATGGCGTGCTGTTACAGCACGCGCACTGGTCGATATTATTGAGGCCTATCTGCCAGAAGGTATTAAACTCCGTGACCAGACCTATAATCAAAAGCTCTGTTTGTATGCGTCAATGACAAAATCATTGGCTACTATCGACTTGAGCGCGGCATCTGACAGTATTACCAGAAATATGATATCCTGGTTATTTCCTGAAAGATTCGTATCGATTGTGAATAAGGTTACACCAAAGTATTATGAGACAAGTAGTGGCCAACGACGTAAGCTCGTGTCGTTTGCTACAATGGGAAATCCGTTGACGTTTATTACCGAATGTATAGTATTTTACGCTGCTGATATAGCAGCTGAAATCGTTTACTATTACGGTAGTAGACCGGACCCGACAATTTCTTTTAACGTCGATAATACTACTTTTGAATTGCCAATACCGGGTGTTTATGGAGATGACCAGATAGTAAGAAACGATTGTTACGACACAACCGTGGCGATCCTAGATCATTTAGGTTTTACTATTAATATGGCCAAATCTTATAGTGGCAATTCCCAATACCGTGAATCATGCGGAAAAGAATACTACGGTGGCGAAGACATCTCGGCAATTTATTATCCAAGACACCAAATTTGTGGTGAGTTGGTTGCAAATGCCCTCCAAAACCGTGTGTACCGCGACGGTATAACTCAAGAACTAACAGACACGTTAACTACTCTTGTATCTTTGCAACAAAGATTAATGAGATTTAGCGTTGAGGCAGGTCGTGTTGCTTCGGAGATCATTACGATCCTATTTCCGAAAATGACCATCTCTTCTGTTGGTTCCCATACCCCTGATCTTTGGGGGTATAGCGATACTGGTAAGCTGTTTAGTCCCCCAGCTGCTAATATTGCTCACTTCGTAGATACTAAAAGTGGCCAATACCTAGTAGAACGATCGATGAAAATCGAAGTGTTCTGTGACGGTGAGGATGGCGCTATGAGCGCGATTAATAAAAAGCTTGCTGATCGCGTTCGTACCGAAATATCGAAGCTGGAGAAATTACTCCAAGGCAGTTCAGATCAGATAACTGATATGGACGATGCGCAGATCATAATGGATCGAATCGCACGCCTAAAAGCTAAGGTACTTCCGGACGAAGTGTTACCGACCGATAAGATCAGCCGATATGTTGAAGATGATAGCCAAGAAGCTATTTATCCAAAACTTATTAGAGCTGACTTACCTCCTGATGTTAAAGATACCCGCGTTCGTAGGTATTCTCCTCATCAAATATACGAGCCTGTACAAGAACTCGTAAAGCTTGATGATCAACATTTAGGAATTCTC